ACACACAGTACAAACAGGACACACAGTACAAACAGGACACACAGTACAAACAGGACACACAGTACAAACAGGACACACAGTACAAACAGGACACACAGTACAAACAGGACACACAGTACAAACAGGAGAAACAAACTAGATTTGATGAATGGGAAGACATTGAAACTGTAGATTGTAATAACTGTAAATGGTATAGAAGTTATGATTGTAGTGGAATGGATGTTGGTAGTGTACGAATCTGTAAATCATATAAAGCAACTAGAGGTACTAATTTAGAGACTTATGTAAGAGGACTTGACTATCAGTTTGAAGTAATAAAGTATGATTTCCAATCAGTTCAATCTAAAGTAAATACTATGAAGTGGTTATGTATATTAGGTCTTAATGGATTTGTTATGTCTGTCATAGTAGCTATCAAATTATTTCTTTTAGTAAATGGGAGTGGTGTTTGATTGTTTAGTTTAATAGGGTTATCAATATTTTTTGCTGTAATGATAGTGTTTATAATTTGGTTATTTTCAGTATGCCTTTTCAATACAGACTTCAGTGACTATACTCCATTTGCTTTAATTGCAACAATTGTAATCTCAGTAATAGTATCAGCTACAAGTGTATTCAGTGTCAATGATATGTTTATCAATAGGTTTATCAATTCGTGGAATGCAAATAAAGCAATTTATGAATCATCTACAGATATAACAAAAATATTAACAAATATTGAAGATATAACTGAGAAGAATAGACAATTATTGGACTATCAGTCAGATCAAAAACATTGGTATGGATTCCATATTCCAGCTGAAATACAAGACTTAGAACCTATACATATTGGAGTTAGTGCAAATGAGTAAGTCAACTAAACCAACTAAACCAACTAAATCATACTCAGAACCTCTAGAGAATGTTATAGAATGGTGTAATGGAGATAAATATATAACATGTACTCTAAGAGAAAAGAAGTACATTAAAATGATACAGAAAATACACGCAAATCATCAAAATTTAGTACCTATTTTCCACGAAAATAATGACGGTAGTGTGTTTGTTCGTATCTCTAAAAAAGTCCTCAAATTAAGTATAAAAACAACACGTATGCGTACAAAATCAGACCAAAATGAAGACAATTTACAGAAGGGTGATAGTGTTTAAAATGAGTGAAAAAACAGTAAAAACAATAAAAAATGAAAATGAGAAAATAAGTAAGAAAACAAGTAAGAAGACTACAAAGAAGACAACAAAGAAACAAGTTGAAAAAACAACTAACGAAACAATTAACGAAACAACTACAGAATGTGTACTTGGTAAGTATGAATGTAAATTATCTTTTGATGTAGTTGTACCTATAGAATTTTTAGATACAGATCGTTTTGGTAAACAGTTATTGGAATCATTTAAAACCGACTTCCTTAATGCGTTATATCATGATGTTTATTCAAAGGTTTTTGAGGATGCTGAACATATTTATAATGTTAAGATTGAGACCACTACAGCCGATGTCACTATTGGTAAACTACCAACCGATGGTGAAGCAAATGAATAAATACTACGTTAATAATCATTGGTACTGTGTAAACGAATTAGCTGAGATTAGTGGCATACGCCCACACACTATAAGAGCTAGATTGAGATGTGGATACCCTGTGGAGGAAGCTATTAAAGAAATGCCTACGCATACCAGTGTGGTAGAGTTCTGTGCAGCATCATTGTGGGAAGACTGGATTGACAAACCAATGTCTAGTGTGCATGAGATATATTATAACTGGTGTATCAAACATTCTTACTCACCAATCTCAATACAGCTCTTTTCAAGACAAATAATGAGGATGTATCCAATGTTAAAAGTAATACCTATTAAAAAGGATTATAAGTCTTATAAAGTCATAAGACGTAGAGCTGGTGTTTAGATAAAGTTATATAATATTTATAATATAAATATTCTTTTATATAGGTAAACCGTATTGTTACAAAGTAATAATATAGTTGATACATATATAGGAATACCCTTATAACATTATATATTACGTCTCAAACGTACTACTAGCAGGGAGTTAAGTGCTTATAAGCTTATGTAAACTTATGTTACTTTATGCTAACAAACATAATGTTTATATAAGCTTGCACCTATATGCTTGGTAATACGCTTGGTAATCTTTCGGGGAGGTTAAGTGCAATGGAGAAAATGAACACCGCAGATATGTTGGAATTCGCTGAATTAGTTGGTACAACTATAGTCAGCATCTTGGAAGAGCGAGGTGTTGTGCAAACTGCAAATTCGGCAGCCTGTGCAACAACTGCAAACTGCAACTTGGAAAGTGCAAATTCAAATTCAAATGTGAAAGCAAGTGCAAACAGCAAATTGAAAAATGCAAATTCAATTACAAATGCAATTGCAAATTTAGAACCGGTGAAGCGGGATATATACCAAATTACTGAGGACCTGCTAAAGAATTATTGTGGATTCCAGCGGATCATAAAGACTAAATTGCAAGAGATTGAAGACATTAAAAAATATGGTGTACCAAAACAGTTTGGTGGAGAACGTGTTCAAAATGGTAATTTACCAAAAGGTATAATATTACCAGAAGAATCTATTGATTCAGCAGTTAAACGCATAGAAAACAGTATGAAAGAAACAATTCAAATTGTTAACTTAATTGATACTGGCATGTGGGAATTAAGATTCGATCCTTATTATGATATTTTAAAAATGACATATATTGAAGGACGTACACAAGAGGATATTGCATATGAGATGAATATAAACCAGGCTACTATTAGCAGAAATAAAAAACGACTTATTAAAGCTTTGGCAATGTGTATTTTCCCCGATAAATGTATCAATGAATTGTTGGAAGGTGTTGGAGCACTTGCGGAAATTGATTGATGAAAGCAAATTGTAAACTGCAAACTACAAATTGTAAACTGCAAACTGTAAATTACAAATTACAAATTAAAAATTCAAACTATAAATTGCAAATTGAAAAGCAAATTGCAAATTACAAATTAATAAACATTAAATGTTAAACGTTTGGAAGGTATAGTTAATGTATGTAATGGAATTTTTAAGAAAATGTCATCCAGATAATACAATTAGTATCTATAAAATGTTACATAAATATAATAATTTTTTGATTTATGAAGGTAAATTGGAAAAGCTACAATATAGGGACATTAAAAATTTAAAAGTGGTGGTATATTATGTAAGTGATTGTAATTTGGAAATATATTGTAAATAATATTAAGAGTAGCAAAAAGCTACTCTTTTTTATTGAAAAATATTTCAGAAAATTCTGAAATCGTATTGACATTATTGCAATATAATAATATACTTTAATCACGGCGAAAAGTGAACGGAAATATATATATCATGGAGGTTGTAGAACATGATGCTAACTACTGATTTGTGTAAATTTGGAAATCGTGAATTAAGCATTTTGCAAGACTCAATCAAAGCAATGTTGGAATACGGATTACCGGATGATTTTGATACAGATGATATCCATTTCGAATTAAACTTAAACAGTGGTAACGTCTTTTTGACGAATAGTGCCTATCAAGTATGTATGCTAAGAGACGGTAAATTAGAAATGTGGTATACATTAAGTTATGCAGGGGATGAAGGTTTTTTGGACTATTTGATTTTTGATTATGAATACGGAAGCTTATGTCGTGACGATTACGAAGAATTAGCCGAAATCTGCGAAAGAAATAACAGAGATGATATAGCGGAAAAAATTAGAAAAGAATTAGAAGAATTAATGGAAGAAGAAGAAGAAGAAGAAGAAGAAGAAGAAGAAGAAGAAGAAGAAGAAGAAGAAGAATTAATGGAGGAATGAAAAATGAAGATTAAAAAAGTTGTAACGGATAAAGGATATTTAATTGGTGTAAAAGATAACGAATACATTTATCTAGAAAAACCGTCGTGGAACTGCTACTGGTACTGGGCATTTGGTTATTTGGAATATTATTATAAAAATCTAAAAAACGATCACAGAAAACATACACATTTTGATATAGTCTTTTTAGAAACCCAAATAGGATCAGGGTATGATATATTTAAAAAATTAGATCGATGTGTTCTAAATGATAAAGAAATATGGTTGTTATTAGATTATATGAGTACATTCTACAAGCTTCGTGAAGCTGCTGAAGTGTTTACGCGTGGTGATAGTAATTATACTGCTTGTGCTAGTCAGGATTTTATAAAAAATATTGATATTCGTGATAATATCAATAAAGTAATACTCCCAAGATTGTTCGGTGAAATTCATAATTTACTAACTAAAGAGTAGTTTTTTACTACTCTTTTTTATTTTAAAAATACTTCAGAATTTTCTGAATATTTTATTGACTTTTAAAATTATATTGATATAATAATAAGTGTAAAGACAATATTGCAGAAATGAGGGATGTTAGATAATGGATTATAAAAATCTAGCCAAATTAATATTAGACGGTAAAGTCACACTGCGTAAAGAATCATACGCCCGCGGTTATATATCCCGCAAAAGTGACGGAATAGTTGAAGAATACACTGGTAGGTATGGAAAAGGTTATAAGTTACATATACCATGTTACATAAGTACTAGATACCACTTTGTATATTATTATATTTTTAAATAGGGGGATTTTTTAAAATGAAAAATAAACCTACATTTTATGAATTTATAAAAAATATCTACGGTTTATCGATCTATGAATATGAAGGTTTAAAAGACATGCAAAAAAAGGCAGTGGAGATTGATTATATCAACAGGTATGGAAGTATTAGATATTTTTAATATGACTTTTTTGGAGGTTATAAAAATGACAAACAATGATCCTATAAGTGTTTTGAGAAATATTGAAACCAGGATAAATTCGAAATTAGACGTTATAGAATGTGATGTTGGAACTGTAATAGATGATTGCATTCCTAAAAAGTGCATCAGATTTACTTTAGATAAGTTAGAATCTAGTGATATTATTCAAAAGTTAGAAAAAATTAAAAAGGTAAAAATTAGCGAATGTTATTATAAATATGGTCCTGAGATTAGAATGACAGTTATTTACTATTTTTTGTAAATTGCAAATTGTAAATTGTAAATTGTAAATTGTAAATTGTAAATTAAAAAGTGAAAAGAAGGTGTAAACATGAATTATACTAGACTTCTAGATAATGTATTTTATATTTTTGTAAGTTTTTGGAGTATAATATTCACAATATCATTTTTAATATATTTAAAAGGCTTTTAAAGCCTTTTTTTTTATTGAAAAAATATTTTAAATATTCTGAAAAATGTATTGATTTTTAATTAATTTTATAGTAAAATAATAAATGTCAAGAGAAACTATATTATACTTGACAGAAGGAAGTATTTATATGAATTTACAAGCTTTTTTGGAACTTTTAAAATTAAATGCAGAAGTTGAAATTTGTGTATCTGCAAAAGTAGTAGATATTAATGATTCAGATTTAGACGGGAATTTAGTATTCGACTTGAGAAATAGTAAAGTGTATGGCGTGGATATTACAAAAGATAATAAATTGCAAATAAAAGTTAAATTTAAATAATACATAAATCAAACATAAAGTAGGCATATTTTTTTGATTAAAAAATGATATAATAACTATAGATATCTAGTATTCGTTATTAGGTATCTATATTTTTTATACATAAATTGTAAAATAAAGGAAGTGAAATATAGCTTGTCTAATATACTAACTGCGAAAATGGAAAAGTTTTGTAATGAATTAATATCTGGTAAAACTGCGAAGGAAAGCTATATTTCAGCATATAACGCCAATTGTACCGATAAAACCGCATACACTGAGGCAACACGCTTACTTCAAAAGGAAAGTATACAAAAAAGATTAAAAGAATTATCTAAGCCCTTGGAAGCACAAGCCATAGCAACCGGAATATCTGAACGCGAAAAAATAAAAACTATACTTTGGAATAATCTAGAAAAAGTACAAGAATTACAAGACCATAACTTAATTGTAAAATATTGTGATATAATCAACCGCATGAACTCAGAATATGTAAATATTTCCAAAACAATAGAAGAAACCAAAACAGATATTTCCAATTTAAATACAGAAACTTTAAAGACATTAGCGGGTCATTAAAAACCGACTTTCCTATTATGAAATTATGAAACGTTGGAGCGTTGAACTGTTGAGTGGTTTTTTGTTGGCTGTTTGTAGGCTATGGTGTATTGGGTGAGCGGTTATTCAAGAACTGATTATGAGGTATGGCGGAGAGGCAGGAAAAACAGTTTTCCAGGATGGGACCCTACATCCCAGATTTTTGCGGTAATTTTCAATTAAGGGACTCTCTATGAGTAACATAAAGGAGGGACTCAATCATGAGTAACAAAAATTATACACAAAGACTTGACTATTGGACAGTCTATACTTTAATATCACCTACCAATCGAGTTTACGTTGGGTGCACAAACATTCCTTTGGAGAAACGATGGGAAAAGGGGAGTAACTATCACCATAATAAAGAATTATTTGACGATATTGTGCGTTATGGTTGGGATTCATTTAAAAAACTGATCATTTATGAATTTAAAAATGAAGCTGACGCTCGTGAGTGTGAGCACAGTGAAATTAAAAAATATCCCGACGGATATAATATATACCGTGGAATAAAAGGTTATGTTCCGACTGGAAACCCACCGTCTCCAGCGAAACAAGTGTTATGTGTCGAAACTAAACAAATATATCCTAGTATCCACGTTGCCGCTTCAGAAACAGGTTTATCAAGAGTAAAAATTTCTGAGTGCTGCAATGGTAAGCGGAAACGAACAGGTGGATACCATTGGAAATTTGTTTAAGTGAATTACAGCGTGTTTCTATAGAATACGTTTTTTATAAAAGGACATTATTTTCCAAAATGATGTCTTTTTTATTTTTGGAAAATAACTTGGGGGGAGGTGGTATATTGAGTGTAAGAAGTGCTGATAGTTTAAATTACAAGAAGCTCGGCTTGACCAAAGCTCAGTACGAAGAGGTTAAGCACCAAGCTCTGTTGGAATTGTGTAGACGCGACTTTTGGATATTCTGTTGCACGCTTGCTCCAGACTTTTATATGGAGGGGCGAGATTACTTAAAAGAATTCTGCTACGCTCTGCAAGAGTTTTATGAGAGCGACCAAAAGGTGCTGATAATCAATATGCCGCCGCGACACGGTAAGTCACGCACCGCTGGACTATTTGCTCAGTGGATATTTGGTAAGAACGCCAGTGAAAAAATCATTACTGGCTCGTATAACGAGGAATTGTCCAAGACATTCTCTCGTGGTGTTCGAGACGCTATTCAGGAGCGGAAAGCCAGTAAAGACCGAATTGTTTACTCAGACATATTTCCAAGGACTCGCTTGAAGAAAGGTAGTTCCGCAGCCAACCTTTGGACATTGGAAGGGCAGCACGTCAGTTACCTTGCGACCTCACCGGGCGGTACTGTTACAGGTTTTGGTGCAACCGTTATGATCTTGGATGACATTGTTAAGAACGCCGACGAAGCTATGAATGAGGTCGAACTTGAAAAAGATTGGGTTTGGTTCACCAACACAATGCTATCACGATTGGAGAAGAACGGCAAGCTAGTAATCATAGCTACTCGTTGGAACACTAAAGATTTAAGTGGTAGAGCGATTGAACATTACAAAAGTATTGGAGTGCCGATTAAAGTCATTATTAAAAAAGCTCTCCAAGATGATGGAACGATGCTTTGCGACGGTGTTCTAACACGTGACGCGTATGAATTGATAGCTAAAACAATGGGACGTGAGATTGTTGAAGCCAACTACAACCAAATGCCTATTGACTTGGTTGGTCGACTCTACAATCTTGGATTCCAGACATATAAACAACTACCAGTTGATGAAAAAGGTCAATCTGTTATTGAAGAAGTTTGTGCATATATTGATACTGCTGACCAAGGCGATGACTACTTGTGTAGTATCATATACGGTTTATATAGACAACAGGCTTACGTTTTAGACGTTTATTTTACCAAAGAAGGTATGGAGATTACCGAACCTGAAGTTGCTAAGAGACTCCACCAGTTTGGAGTTAATAAAGCTTACATTGAGTCCAACAATGGTGGTAGAGGTTTTGGTAGGTCTGTGGAACGTATCTTACGTGAAAAATATCATTGGTATAAAACTTACATAGATTTATTTACACAATCGCGAAATAAAAAAGCGAGAATTTTGTCTTCTGCTACTTGGTGTCAGAACAACATTAAGTTCCCAATAGGTTGGGAAGTTAACTTCAGTGACTTCTACGGTGACGTAATGAGTTACCAAAAAGAAGGTAAGATGGCAAATGATGACGCGGAAGACTGTTTAGCTGGAATTTATGACAGGGTCGGAAGGGGTGCTTTATTCTCGTTCCAATGATTATTTATAAGATTACAAACACAATCACTGGAAAGTGTTATATTGGTCAAACGATACAAACACTTCAAAGACGGTGGTATAAGCATCTACACGATAACCGTTGCCCAGCCATGCGTGACGCACTCAAAAAATATGGTGAAGAAAACTTCACCATTGAAGTTATTGACACTGCCGAAACAATGGATGAGTTAAACGAAAAGGAAGTCCACTGGATTTCCTTTTTTAATTCACTCGTTCCTAACGGATACAACTTACAAGACGGTGGTAAGAATTGCCGATGTGCAGAATCCACCAAACAAAAATTAAGTGAGTTAAACCGTGGTGAAAATCATCCTCTTTATGGTAAACCCCGAAGTGAAGAAACCAAGAAGAAGGTGAGCGATTCCCACAAGGGTGTTCCGCTGAGTGCTGAGCATAGAAAGCGACTCAGTGAAGCCCACATGGGGGTAGTAAACGACTGTTTGTTAAAGAAAGTCAAATGTGTGGAAACTGGACAGATATTCAATTCTATAAAAGAAGCCAAAGTATTTTGTGGTAATGAAAACATTCACATTGGTGATGTTTGCAACGGCAAACGACCAACAGCGGGGGGTTACCACTGGTGCTTTATTTAGTTTCAATTAGGAAAGGAGAATGAAGCTTGGGTATATTTAACCTATTTAAACCAAAAGATGCTCCCAAACCAGCTTCTTCCTCCACAATTAGCAAACCAGACATTCATTACTTGGAAATGGTATTAAGTAAATGGTTGTTTGATGCGAAACGTGCCGAACAACTGCTTGCTAAGAAATACTATGAGGGTGACCACGATATATTAAGGCGTGAGAAAAAAGTTATTGGAACGGATGGAAAACTAAACGTTATTACCAACGTCATTAATAATAAGTTGGTAGATAACCAATACCGCAAGTTGGTGGATCAGAAAACTAACTATACTCTTGGTAAACCGATAACTTTAGCAACCGCTAAAAAAGAATATTCTCAGTTATTAACTGAAGTCTTCACCAGACAAGTACACCGACAGCTTAGATTGTTAGCTCAATACGCTGTTGATGGTGGTATTGCGTGGTTATATCCTTATTACGATAGCGAAGGTGTTTTTAAACTGGCAGTCTTCCCATCATATGAAATCTGTCCTATTTGGAAAGATAATGCTCACACCGAATTGTTTGGTGTAATGCGATATTATCTAGAGGAACAATACAACGACGAGGGTAGCACTGTAAGAGTTGAACACGTTGACTTGTTTACAACAAATGGAATAACTCATTTTTTACGTCATGGTTCGGGTTTAGTTTTAGATGAATCACCGCACACTGACTATATGTATGTTGAAGGTATGGGATGTAATTGGAAGAGACTTCCGATGATTCCGTTTAAATATAACACAGATGAGATTCCTTTGATTCGTAATGTTAAAAGTTTACAAGACGCATTAAACCAAGTTTTGAGTGACTTCCAGAACAACATGGAAGAAGATCCGCGTACCTCTATCTTGGTATTGAAAAACTACGACGGCACAAACTTAGCTGACTTTAGACAAAACCTTGCGACGTATGGCGTTATTAAAGTTACCACTGTTGACGGTGTACAAGGTGACGTTGACGCATTGAAGGTTGAGGTTAATGCTCAAAATTATCAAGCTATTTTGATGCAACTGAAACGTGCTATTGTTGAAAACGGACGTGGTTTTGACGCTAAAGAAGAGCGTATGGACGGTGACCCAAACCAGATGAACATCGAGTCAATGTACACCGATATTGACTTGGATGTTAACGGTATGGAAACTGAGTTTCAAGCTGGCTTTGAACAGCTAAAGTGGTTTATAGACCAATATCTAATTCACCAAGGTCATGGTGATTACACTAACGAAGAAGTTCACTTTGTATTTAATCGTGACATCTTTATTAACGAGGATGCTAAGATTGATAACTGCGTTAAGTCTGTTGGTGTTATCTCCAATAAGACAATCGTTGCAAATCATCCTTGGGTTAAGAACTTGGAACGTGAATTAGAGCAAATTGAGGAAGATAAACAAGCTGAGATGAACGAGATGGAAGAAATGCAAGCTTTCGCTGCTAAACCGTCCAACTCGTCAAATTCACCTAAATCGTCTAAGTCATTCAATCAAAAAAGTAAGACCAATACAGGAGGTGGTTCTAAATGAGAAGAGGAACTACTCCATTTTTAACCTTTGGTGTACCGTTTGATCCAGCGACCGCTAAAAGGTTGTGGATTACGTTTTCCCAAGGTGGTCGAGAAGTGTTTACTGTAGAAGAAGAGAATTGCACATTTAAGGGACATGTTATCTGCGTTAAATTGTCACAGATACAAACTCTATCGTTAGCAGCCAATAAGACATTGGAAATGCAGATAAGAGTTCTTTTCCCCGGTGAAACAGAAGATTACGCTTTAGCTTCAGATATAATAACCACTTCAGTATCAGCTATTCTGAAAGAGGGTGTGATTTAGTGGCATTTCCAACTTTCAGCGTTAGCTTTGATGAGAGTTCTGATTTTGAAGCAAAATTTAAGAACTTTAATGTGATTGAATCGCCACCAGAACACGATCACACCAAGTTAATTAATCGTGACGCAAATGATCAACATCCAATGCACGCAATTACTGGTTTAAGACCTGAATTAGTTAATATTCAAACCGAGTTAACTAAAAAGGTGGACACTAGTAATATATTATCAAATACTGAGATTCAAGACATCTTGAACTCGTAAAATTAAGGAGTGTGGTTAATCATGGCAACAGAGAAAAAGTTTGTTGACCAAAATGGGTTACTGTATTTTTGGCAGGGAATTAAAGGAAAGTTAGCAACCAAAGTTGATAAAGTAGAGGGTATGGGATTATCATCCAACGACTTTACAACAGCTGAAAAAGAGAAGTTAGCTGGTATCGCCACTGGTGCTAACAAGACAATAGTTGTTGATAACTTAACAAGCACAAGCTCAACGTCAGCTTTGTCAGCAGCACAAGGTAAAGCTTTGAGTGATGAGATCGCAGAGGTTAGAGAAAGTCTTAGCACACTTGGTTATGGCGATATGATGAAATCCACCTATGACCCAGACAACGACGGTGTTGTAGATAACGCCGCTAAGTTGGGTGGAGAGTTGCCATCATACTATGCTAAAGCAAGCGATATACCAACAAAGGTAAGCCAGTTGACAAATGACGCTGGATACCTCACATCACATCAGGATATTACTGGAAAGCTTGATAAGACTGGTGACGGTTCAAACGTAACAGTTACTTTCACACAGGCAAGCACTAGAACAAATGTAGTAACTGGTGAGAAACTTTCAGCTTCACTTGGAAAGATTGCTAAGTATTTTGCAGACCTTAAGGCTGTAGCATTTACTGGAAGTTATACTGACTTAAGCAACAAACCGTCAATACCAGTCGTAACAAACGACCTTACAGACGAGTTGAAAGCTAATTACGACGCAGCTTATACTCACAGTCAGGCAGCACATGCTCCATCAAATGCACAGGCTAACGTAATTGAGAGTATTAAGGTTAATGGATCAGCTGTAGCAGTTTCAGAAAAGTCAGTTAACATCACAGTACCAACAACTGTTGCTTCACTCTCAGACGCTGCTAATTATGCACTCAAGAGCGATTTGGTCAACGTCTATAAGTATCAGGGTAGCGTTGCAACATATGCAGAACTTCCAGCAACATCAACAGCTGGTTATGTATACAACGTAGAGTCAGATGGAATGAACTACGCTTGGAACGGTACAGCTTGGGATAACCTTGGTCAGATTTTTGAGATCGCAGTAATCACAAATGCAGAGATAGATGCAATTTTAGCTCAGTAATTAAAGGAGTGATGTTCAATGTCAGACACTCCATTTTTAAATAAACCTGGTTTATCTTACTTATGGAGTAAGCTTAAAGCACATTTGGCAGGTAAATCGGATGTTGGACATACTCACGCTGCGTCGGATGTTACCTCTGGTACATTCGCAACAGCTAGAATACCAAATTTATCTGCCACAAAAATAACGAGTGGAACGTTGCCAGTATCAAGAGGTGGTACTGGCAACACTTCTGTTGATACAACACCGACTAGTGGAAGTACTAAGATGGTTACTAGTGGTGGAGTTTATACAGCTCTGAGTAGCAAAGCTAACAGTGATGCAATTCCTACTAAAACCAGTCAGTTAACCAACGATAGTGGTTTTAAAACAACAGATAATAATACAACTTACTCATTAAATAAATCAGGTTCGACAATTACATTAATTGGTAGCGACGGTTCAACTACTTCAGTTACTGATTCTAATACAACTTATAATCTTGGTAGTTTTGGAGTTACTGCAACAGCCGCGGAATTAAACACGTTAGACGGCATTACGGCGAGTGTTACCGAGTTGAATTATGTAGATGGGGTTACTTCTAATATTCAGACTCAGCTTAACGCATTAGCGGCACGTATCGAGGCATTAGAATCAGGTAAACAAGATGCAATCGACTCTTGGGCAGATTTGAAAGGATGATAGCTTATGTATAATGATGAACAGTTCGAAGCTTTAGAGCAGGAAGAACTTGAAATCACCGATGAAGCTATCGTATTAATGTTTAGAGTATTGTCAGGTCTTAAAACTGATATCGAACACGAACTTCGAGCATTTTATCAAAAATATGGTCGAGACGGTATTGTTACATACGCTGAAGCTCGTAAATGGATTTCTGAAAAAAACCACCAACGTAGATTGACCGCGTTGTTGTTAATTGTAGGTGGGTCTTTCTTATATACTTTCGATTATTTGGAAACTCATTTTCGTAAATTCCTAACCGACGTAATTGGTAAAGAATCTACGTTTTTTAGTGTTAAAGTTGATGTAGATAAAGTGCTTACTCGTAAATGGGGCGTCGATGATTTATATTGGTTGGAGCGTTTAGACGCCGACGTTAACTTGTGGCAAAACCACATAGCGAACGATATAAAACAAGCTCTCCATCAAGGTAAGCGTTTAGACGATGTGTTAAAAAAGTTAGATAAACGATTTAAAAGTATTAATAGTGTTTTAGAAACACTTGGGATAAGTGAATCAACAGCTGTTGGTTCTTTAGCACGTCAATCAATCTTTAAAGAGCTTGGTATTACAAAATATCAATTCTACACTCAAGTGGACGAGCGACGCTGTGAAACTTGCGGAGCTTTACATGGTGTAATATTTCCAATATCATCTTTTGAGGTTGGTGTTACGGCTAGTCCACTTCATCCAAGGTGTAGATGTTGGGAAGTTCCAATCATGGAATAATGGGACTTTGTCCCTTATTCATATAAAGAACTAGAAGTTACCTCCCCACTTCTAGTTCTTCTTATTTTTAAGTGGGAAATTTGGCGAAGCTTGTAAGCCTAAACATCAAGCCACTAAGTCATGGCAACGACTTAAAAAGCCTAAGTGAAAGGACGAATAACATGAAAACATCTTTTTTACAAAATCTTGGAATAACAGACCAGTCAGTCATTGACTCAATCATGGCGGAGAATGGTAAAGATATAAACGCTGTTAAGTCAAACACTGAAAAGTTTGAAACACAGATTAATGATTTAAAAACTCAGCTCGCAGATCGTGATACGCAGCTCAAAGACTTAAAGGACGCTGTTAAAGATAACGATAAACTAACAAAGAAAATTACCGAATTAGAAGATGCTAATAATACAGCTAAAACCAATTACGAATCAAAGATTGCGGATTTGGAGAAAGACCACGCGACCTTAGAATATTTATATAGTCGTAATGTTAAAAATGTCAAAGCTGTCATGGCATTACTTGATAAAAGTAAAATTACACACACCAATGGTAAACTTGACGGTTTATCAAACCAAGTGGATGAGTTGGAAAAGGATGAAACATTAACGTCATTATTTGGTAAAACTATACAAGCTCCTTCAGGAACTAATTTAAACCCTAATCAAGGTCCAATTTCCGCTCCAAAAGCTAGTTCATTTGCTGAAGCGGTGGCTAATGCTATTAAGGGTAAATAATAATTAATTGGAAAAAAGGTGATTAAACATGGCAGTTACATTAGCACAGGCTAAACTTAATGTAACAGACGATTTGCAGTCTGGCATTATAGACGAGTTTCGTAAAAGTTCATTTATTTTAGACAACATTCCATACCATAACTGTGTATCACCATTAGGTGGTGGAGCAACACTTACTTATGGATACCATCGTTTGATTTCACAGCCTAAAGCAGAATTTCGTGCTATCAACACAGAGTTTGGTTCACACGAAGTTGAGAA